AAAAGCCCCAGTCCTCTGCAAACTGGCGCGGTGAGACTGCCACCTCGGTCATCCCCTGCCAGGGGGATCGGGGGGAGCGACTAGGCGCCGACCTTCTTGCGGTAGATGACGACGCGCTCCATGCCGAGCGGATCGAGGATCGCAGGGCTCGGCTCCCGCTCGCCGCGAAGCACCTGAGACAGGAAGGCTTCGTTGACGTGGTGCAGCTTGGCCCATGCCTTCTGCGAGCCTGCCGTGAGGCAAGCCCGCCGGATCACGGCGCGAACGGAGTCTGGCGTCATGCTGGTAACTCGTGCACTCCGGCCCCGTCGATATCCCACCCCGTGACGCGATCCCAATCGGAGTAGCCGCAATCCTCGCCGAGGTCGTCGAACATGCGCCGATACTCGATCTGTTCGACGCGAGGCATTTCGTACATATCGAGCTTGCGATTGCGCTTCGCGAAAGCAATAGCCAGCCCCTTGGACGGGAAGGTGCGGTAGGCCTCGCACTCGCACATCTCGACGGTGTCCCAAAGGCCGTCCTTATCGGGATCAGCACCGCGCTTCTTTGCAAGCGCGATGGCCGCGCTCTCGTCAATCCATGATACAATGAATTCCTTATCGCCGATCTTTGGCATGTCATCCTCCTATGATGAAATACCAATATAGCATATTGCAATATGTTTGTCAAGTCGGTGTGTTCCCCCATCGTCATCCCCGGCTTGCCGGAGGAGTGGAGATCAGATCGAGCAGCACGTCGGCGTGGCAGGGCGCGTCGAGATCGCACCAGCATGCGAGATTCTTGCCACGCAGTTTTTCGAACCCATGCAGGTGATAGTTGATCTCACCGATGCAAATCTCTCGATATAGGCGAATGCACTCGGCAGCCGTGCCATCGACGCCTACCTTGAACGGATTCCCCCACTTACTCGGCCTCGCCACATTGACCGCCGGCAGCCCGTTCGTCGCCAGCGACAGCGCCTGAAGCGAGAACCCCTTCCGCCGCGACAATTGCAGCCTGACCGGCTTCATAGGAATGCCTCCTGCGTCGGCGGTTTAGCTAATTCAATGAACATATCCGGCCGGTTGCAGGCGTCCTCTATGCGGCGGCAAGCAATATCAAAATACTTTGGCTCAATCTCGATGCCGATGAAGCGGCGGCCGAGTTTGACGGCGGCTACTCCGGTCGTGCCGGAACCCATGAAGGGATCGAGGATGGTTTCGCCGGGAGCACGTTCGCAAAAATGCGTCATGATCTCGACGGGTTTTTCGAACGGATGAAATCGATGGCCGTCATTACGGTCAGCGACGCAGCCAGCGACAGCATTGACTTTGACGATGCCGCTTCCACGCCGCGGCCACGACCATCCATCACCGCCAATGAATATGGGCTCGAAACAAGGTTTCCACGGCAGCGAGAGATCGCCCGCACCAGTGTGTTCGCCCTTGTCCCAAATCACTGTTGTACAAGTACCAGGCGGTTGCGGAGTGTTGATCTTGGCAAACGCGGCAAATGGTGCGGCGGCAAGCTCGATCGCCATGTCGCGCACGGCAACACTTTCGTCACCCGCAATGCGGACGCCCTTCCACATTCCGCCGTCGCCCTTCGCGCCGCCGCCCATGCCGAGCTTCGCGTTGATCCCATACGGCGGATCGGTCACCACCGCGTCGACCTTGCCGAGCGTCGGCAATATCTCCCGGCAGTCGCCAAGGTAGAGCGTTACGCGTCCGTCGAGGAAGGTGACCGGCTTCCCCTCAGCCATTGGGAGCGTCCGGGGTTGGGCAGGAGGAAAGCGCCGACCGGAAGCCGAGTGGTAGGATCAGGTCAACATCCTGGACTTCATCGATGCCCTCACCTGACGGGTGAGGGTCGTGCCAAAGAGCGCCGTCTTTGTAGATGACCGAGTGACGGAAGCCGCGCGGTGATGCGCCGCCGGCAATGTAGTAGCCATGAGGGGGCGGCCACGGCAGGCTCTGCCACTTGACGATGGTGGTGATCCAAAGGCCGCGCTCCCGAAGCCACGCGCTTTGTGCCGCGTATTTCTGATTGTCGGTGACATCGATCGCCGAGAAATTCGGAACCTCGGACAACTCGCATCCGAGCATCATCGCGAGACAGGCGGACTGGCAATTGCCCAGCTTGCCAAATTCGGTCTGCATGATGCGCTGAGGCTCGGCAATCTCGCTGTTCTCAGCCATCTGTCGTCTCCCCGTCTGTCGTGCCGGTTGAGGAGAGGGAGAGGGCGAGCTCGATTATCCGTTGAGGATTTGCGGCCGCGATGAATGCGCCGTCGGCCTCCGGCATGGCGCGGTGTTTAGTCAGTTCGTCGGCGATGTACCAACCGCCTTCGTGCCAACTGAGGCATGCCGTCGCCAGCGGCTTCAACTGCTCGACGAGTTTCCGCGCCGCATCCATCCGCTCTGCGAAGGCGGCGGCTTGGGCATCGAGAGCGGCAGCGAGCTTTTCAATGAGATCGGCTGTATAGCCTGCCCCAGCCCCCCCTTGCGCCCGTAGAAAGCGGATGTGCGCGGTGGCGTCCCAATCACCTTTACTGAAGTCGCTCTCGGTCACACGGTCGCGTGTCGCTGTCTTCGTCGTTGCGGCTTGGGTGTCTAATGCGGCGGTGATATCTTCGATCATTCCGCCGTAACCGTAGTAGCCATCGCCGAGTTCCGCGACCGTCACGCCGATGCGGTCGGCAACTATCTTCCTCGCGATCTCGCGTGTCGGTGTCATTTCGGCCTCCACAGAACGTGGCCATTCAGATCTTCAACTCGAAGTGTGCCAAGATTGTTTTCGGCATAGGCGGCGATGTCATCTGTGGCCGGTAATTTAAGCGTATAGGAGCCACCCTGTCGGAAGAAAATAACGTAGCGTGGTTCACCGCGCTCGCGTGTCGGTGTCTCAGCGGTCATTGCTTTTTTCTCCAGTCACCCGAGCGGGCAAAGGCCCACACGATTAGGCCGGCGACGATCAGCATCCCCAAGAAAATGCCCAAGGCGATCCAGAGGACGATCATAGCTTTACCTCGCCCGCATGGGTGAGTTCGCAGAAGATGACTAGAGCGGCGCGGAGAGTGCCAATCTTGATGTGCGTATCAAAGGCGATCTCGTCGTCGTCGCCTTCGTCGGGTTCGTATCGGTCTGCGTCTCTGGCAAGAGGCCTCAGCACCTCCACCACCCGCTCCCGCATCCCGGCGGGCAGGGGCTCGGCTAGTTTCGCGGAAATCGTCATTGTGAAACTAGGTGACGGTTCTCGCGACGGCGAGGCGGTCAACGACGACGGATAACGATCTGCTGGCAGGCCCGCAAATCCTTGATCGCGATGCAGTGTATTGGCAGTCAGCGGCTCGGCTGGACGGAGGCGGGCGAGGCGACGGTATTTCTCCGGCGTGTCGTGACCGTCCCAAACGCCGCCGTAGGTCGGTAAGGACGCAAACAAATAGGCTTGGCTGTCGTGGTAGTGCCAACTCACTTGGCCTGCCGGCAGATCGATATAGACGCAGCCGTTCCACTCTTCGTCCCAGCCGGGAATTGCTGTACGCGCAATGCCGGAGGGGAATAACTTTGCGAGCGCCGCGACAACTCGATTGCGCTCTAAATATGCCTCATCCTTCCGCTGACGCATATCGATCAGCGCATCGATCTCCGCTCTCTGCGGGACGGTCGACGGGATGGGTTCGGTGCTGCCCGAGTGGTCGCCGGGGCGATAGCGACCCGGAATTCCGCCTTCTGGGTCAGTTCGATCTTGGGTCATTCGACGGGCTCATAGGTTGCTGCGAAGACGCTAAGGCGGCACGGATATAGTTCGCCCTCAACGCCGCGAATGAGATAGTCGCCACCGACGCCGGTCATTGTGCCTTCGTCGGTTTTTACCTCAAAGCCGTTCGGTGTTAGCTTAACCTCGCCGGAGACGATTGCGGCATGCACCCATCGTGGAGCCGCAGAGTATTCGGAAAGCTCCGTGCCCATCTGACAGGCTTCGATCTCGACTGGCTTCTTGCGAAACTTGCTCATGCTTCCTCCTCCTTCGTTCCCTCAGTTCGGATCGCCGGGCCGGCTTGCGCAAGGGCAGTCGTTGAAGTGGACGCCGTTCCCGGCGCGTCCCTGTCCTCGCTCCGAATGTCGGGAGCGGCCGCGTAGAGTGGCTGCGACGTTATCGTAAACTCCGCCGAGTAATCTTTACCGGGAGTGCCCCATTCGTGGGCCGGCGCCAGAGTGACTTGACGCGATTGCTCGCCGGTCTCGTAGGTCATCGTGTGAAGCCACGCGACTGGCTCGGCCGGGACGGAGAGCGGAGCGAAACGCGTGAACAGGTCGGCGGCTTGCGATGCAGTGAGCGCAGCTATCTGCCGATCTCTTTCGCTCTCGGGCTTTAGCCGTCCTTCCGTGTCATAGATCACAGAGATTCGCTTCAGCCGCTCTGCCATCGCCAGCATGTCGGAGTGGGATGGATAGGTCATGGCTTCAACTGCCCGACCATAAAGCCGACGACTAAACCAACTATGAAAACCGATATTGCACCCATCTCATAAATGAGAATATCGCTCACTTCTTCCCCTCCTCAGTCGGTGTGGCTAGGGCTGCGCGGGCGCGGATGCGAGTGGCGATTTTAGCCGCCGCGACTTCGACTTTGAACAAGCTCGATGTGGTCTCGCTAGGCCAGCCAGTCTCTTGCCCGTAAGCCCCATCATCGTTGGCGGAGACTGCAACATCATCCGCGATCCGCGCGCACGCTTCCCGTTCCTCGGCGACCAGCGAGGCTACGTTGCGCAGTGTTCTGGCTTCCGCGACCAGCCTCTCATTCTCCACCCGCAGGGTGACGAGAGCGGAGGATTGGGCTTCTATTTCGTCCATGAAAGCGTTTCTCTGAGGATAAAACCGCTCAATAATCTGCGTCAGTTTCTTATTCTCCTCGATCACCGCCTCCAGATCGGGGATGGCGTTGCGGGCGGCGGCGATGAAGGCGGCGTCCTCAACCTTCCTAATACCGCCGCTGTCATAATCCCATTGACCGGCGACAATCAGAGCTTCGCTCTGTGCCTCGTTCCAAGATGCACCGACCACCATTGGCGCGCTGAGGATATTTGTTCCGAGGCCACATGACTTCACGCGGTAATCACAGACGCCCTGTCCATGCTGATGTTTCAAAATACATTGACCGTAGAACTCTTCGTTCGTCCATTGGCCTCCAGTTGCCTTCCCCGCCAGCTCTACAAGCGCCCGGAGGCGAGCGATGGGGGTGGTCACAGTGCCTCTCCGATAATCTCACGCCGCAATGCCCCGTACTTTTCATCGTCTCCGACGACTTCACCGATGAGCGCAACGATCCACCAGCATTCGCCTTTCCACTTCGGCGGCATGAGCGTGGCGTGAAGCGTTCCGGCATCGCAGAGCGAAAGCGGGCCAAACGTTTTATGGACCACGCCGGGAGCGGCTTTCTCGATCTTGCCGCCACCGTTTGCCGGCAAGCCCGTGGGATGCGACCGCCAGAAGGCAATTTTCGCGCCCTGAGTTTCCAACTCAGCAAGGCGTGTCCGTTGATTGGAGGGCCACTTAGCCGCGAAGGCGGCGATAGTGGCCCTCCAATAGGAGCCGGAGCCGTCGCCGTAGCCGTCGCCGGAGCCGTCGCCGTAGCCGTAGCCGTAGCCGTAGCCGTAGCCGTCGCCGTCGCCGGAGCCGTAGCCGTCGCCGGAGCCGTAGCCGTAGCCGTAGCCGTCGCCGTAGCCGGAGCCGTCGCCGGAGCCGTAGCCGTAGCCGTCGTCGCCGTAGCCGTAGCCGAATTGTGGAGGGGCTTCGCCCCGAAGGATTTCTACTTCCATGGGGCGCTTTCCCAAGCGGCGATTGCCGCCGTCGAGACTTCGGCAACGCAGGTGATGTCGCGGAGTTCGATGTCAGCCGCTGGGCCGACGCGAGAACCCTTCACCGGCCCCATGCTGGCGAGGCCGAGAAAGCCCTTGTTTTCAGAAGGCCAGTAGAGGCAGTTGCGCGCCTTCTTGAGAACGATCGAAGCGCCATCAGTCTTCGTGGTGTATCCGAAGAACACGCCTCGGTGCGCAGTGGTGACGAGGACGGCACGCTCTACTGACTTGCGATTAGGATGATTGACCACGTTCATTCTCCTGCCCCTGAAGTCCCCGAGGCGCGGGAAATGTTATTGTTGCGGCCTACTTCAATTCGATGGCAGGAACTATTACCGACGGCTTAAAGATGACGCGATATTGGTGGGTGCTCACATCGGCAGCGTCGAGTTGCTCGGCAAAGTACGTTACGTTGTCGGACAAGCCGAGGAAGTCTTTCTTGAACTGTCCGGGGCCGGTCTTACAGGTGACGCTCAACTCTTTTGCGGGATCAGCATTGCCGAGTGAGCACAGACCCTCGATGGTCAGCATGTAGTCACCAGTGATGCCGTTGTAGAACACGATGCGGCGGGCGATCTCAAACTGGTCGGCGGCAGTGGACAAATTGCGAGATGCAACGTCTGCGTCGGTGCATCCCGCCAATAGGGCTAGGCCAGCGATACTGAGGGCAAGAATTGGACTATCGCGCTTCATGGTTTCTCCACGTGCTCGTATGAGACAATACGTTTCAGGCCAATTGCCTTGAGAATCTTCGGGCCAATCGTGCGATTGCCTGAAACGGCCAAACTAATGTATGCTTGAGACAGGCCGTGCAATCTGGCAAAAGCGTTGATGCCGCCAGCTTGTCGGCAGCGTAGCCTGAGAAGCCGCAGGGCTTCGATTTCTCTAAGAAGGGTCATCGAATGATAGCGATAACGCAACAGAGAACCGTTGGCAAGTGTGTTGTGGGCCTTGCATTCTTATGCACCGTTGTCTTCGCATGGCCGGCTCAGGCTGCCGAGCGCGGGTTCGCGTCATGGTATGGCCCCGGATTCTATGGCCACAAGACCGCGTGCGGGCCTATCCTGCGTAAGATTTCGTATTGGATTGCGCACAAATCTTTGCCGTGCGGAACCAAAGTGCGCGTGACGAACAAAGCCAACGGCAGGAGCATCGTCGTCCAAGTTTTTGATAGAGGTCCGTACATTCGCGACAGGATTGTCGATCTGACTGTTGCGGCAGCCGGGGCACTCGGAATTAGCGGGACTGCGCCGGTACAAGTAGACGTGTTAAGATAAGCCTCCAACCGAAAGAGAACCATTATGTCCTTCATCACTGTTGTTGAATCTGATTGGAAGACACTCGTCGCTGAAGTCGAGAAACTGCTTGGCCATGCCAATCCGGCTGTGGTTGCCGCCGCGGCTCCGGTCCAGGTGGCGGCCGAGAAGGTTGCGGCCTCGGCTGTGCCGGCCCCCGCCGCTGCTCCCGGCGTTCAAGCAAGCTAGTCCGTCACTATGCTCACGCTCGGCTCGCAATGGAAGCTCATCCTCACGCGCGCGTGGAGCGTGAGGCTCATTACCATCGCCGGAGTGCTCACTTTCGGCGATGGCATCCTGCAAAGCATCACCGGAGCAGGTACGGCGACAATCGGATTGGCGGTCCTTGCCTCCCTCTTCAACGTCGGGGCATTCGTCGCCCGTGTCGTAGTCCAACAGAACTTGCCAGATGTTTAAGTCTAGACTGAAGAAGGGAGCAGCGCTAACCACGATGGTTGTCGCGCTGGTCGGCGGCTTCGAGGGCATGAGAACAATCGCCTACCGCGATCCCGTTGGCATCCCTACTGTCTGCTTCGGCGAGACGCGCGGCGTCCACATGGGAGCCCACTATACGCCGGCTGAATGCAAGGGGATGCTTGGCGCTGCTCTACCGCAATACGAAGCACAAATGGCAGGCTGCCTCACACATCCTGAGAAGGTGCCTGATCTTAGCTATGGCGCGTTCGTCTCAACTACCTACAACATCGGCGGCGGTGGATTCTGCAAGTCCAGCATGGCGCGCGACACCAACGCTGGCAATCTCATCTCCGCCTGCAACGATCTCCTCAAATACGATCGCGCGGCTGGAATCGTACTCCCCGGCCTGAAGAAGCGACGCGAAGAAGAACGCGCGCTTTGTCTTGAGGGCGCGGCAGACGGAAAGGTGACATTCTGATGCTAGGTTTCCCATCCCCAACGATGCTCGGCATTGGCGCGGCCGTCGGCGTTGCCGCGCTCGGCGGCAGTTATTTCACCGGCTACCACAGGGCAGAGATCTACTGGAAGGGTCAACTCACCACATACATCTCAGCCGAGAAGGTGATCAGCGATGCCGAGATAGCCCGCCAGAAGGCGCAGGGCGAGGCAGCGGTTGCCGATCTATTCAAGCAGCTTGACGCCGCGCAGGCCGACCAGGCGGCCGCCGAACAGGCCGCGACCGACCTTCAGGCGCAACTCGACGCCAAGCCCGCCATCCCCGGACGTGGAGCAACATCAAATGATGCCGCTGCGCTTAATCGGTAGCCTCGCGCTACTCACTCTCGCGGGCTGCGCCACAGCTCCGACGCCGCCGCCCAAGCCGAATCTTCCTGCGCTGCCCGTCACAGCCACGGCGGCATGTGCTCGTCCAATGACGAAAATCGGAACTGATCTCGGAGTGGCTGCGTTAAAATGGAAAGCCACGGCCGTCTGCGAGGGCGGCAAGCGGGCGTCGCTCATCACGTTTTACAGAACTCTCTCCATTGGCCTGAAAGGAAAATGATCATGGAACACATCCTCATCCTCATCGTCGTCCTCGTTGTGTTTGTGGCGTGTGTCATCGCGCTAGTTAGGTGGAGCGGATTGCCGATTCCGCCCGTCTTTATCACAATCGCTTGGTACATCATCGGCGGCATACTGCTGGTGACGCTCATCCGCTTCCTCTGGCCGTTTCTGGCCAACGGGATAGGTTAACGATAGGCGGCGCCAATGCCGCTTACTCGTTCATATTGAGGCCGAGGACAATGAAACATGATCGGCGACAACAGCGGCATCACCGTCGGGCTGGCATTGGCCCTTGCCACTGGCCTCTTTGTCTTGTGGCTGCGAATCGAGGCGAAATTCGCCGCAGAACAAACGGCTCGCCTTGAAATGGTCGCCAAAGAGCAACAAGCTCGACATGCCATCGAGACAGACCTCAACGCTTACAAGGTCTATGTCTCGCAAAACCATGTTTCTTCCATCTCTCTCAAGGAAACCGAGGAAAGACTGATCACCGCCTTTGATCGGCTCTATAACCGCATGGAGACGCTTGTCGCCCGTCTTGATCGGTTGGGACAAAACATGGTTGTGCGCGACCGCGACATAAACAACACATAAGCAAAAACCCAGCTCGGCAGGGTGCCTAAGCTGGGGCTAGTTCAACGCCGGCGAGTGGCGGTATTGCGGAGAGTTGCGAGGAAACAACTGCGAACCGGCATGATTGTTCCATCACGAAAGACGAAGCCATGACCAACTATATCCGCGCCGCGCTCATCGTGGCGGCTGGCACCATTGCGGCGATCGTATTAACGTTTGCGCCAAAGGCTCATGCCGCCGCCGGTCCTGTCTGCATGTCATGGGACAGCGCCAAGACGGTAGCTAAGGACAAGTGGGGTGAACTCCCTAGCTACCAAGCCGATTCATCGCAGGGAGGGGTACTGGTTATCACGATCAATCCGAAAACGAATACCTGGACTCTGTGGCTAATGCCGTCGGCCAGCATGGCCTGCGCTATCGGAGCCGGGACAGGCTGGGAACCCGCACCACCGCCCGTTGTGGCCCCGGCAGCCCCGTCCACACCAACTCCTGACGCCAAGCCTATCGATCCGCAGATGTACACTGTCCCCGGCCGGTGGGGGAATCGCTATCTGCTGAGGACGGTTTTTTTGATATCATGACGTGTCGTCCCAATGTTGCGAGCCGTGCTCAAAAAGCCACGTTTTCGACTTGTGTTTTTCGTCGGCCGGAAAGTTGACGATTGCCGATCGCGCCTTGTGGATTGCGCGCCAGCCGACCTCATTATCAGGGAGTTCTGGCGAGCCATATTTGCGCATGTAGGCGTTGATCTTCGATAGATCGAGCGTCAGAAGCGCCGCGTCTCGATCGCGGACAAAATTAGCCGCCTTGAAGTCGCTCACAGCTTCTCCTCCCGTCCGGCAGGGGCTTGGAGATCGGCGAGGAGGGCGCGGGCGGCGCGAAACGCCCCAATAGTCATATTTGGAAAAGCTAGTGAATCATCTGGTTTGTTTGGCAGCACCAAATCATGGAGTTCGGCGTAGCCAACAAACGGCCTCAGCACATCCACCACCCGTTCCCGCATCCCGGCCGTGAGGGGTTCGGCTGGACCAAAATTCTCCGGCCCGTCGTAGGCAAGTGCTGCGGCTTGTTGCTCTGGCGAGAGATGTGTC